ATGCGAGCGTAGCGAACAGACGGAGGGGTGTCCAAAAACTCAAGGAGGAATCCCCATGGACATTGACAAACTGCTCTCCGCAGCAGCCGACTACGGTTTCGCAATATAACCCTAGAAGTAGTGTTTTCTTTCCTATTATATATAGCACAAGAACAACTATTTAAATACGGCCACAGCAACCCCAGAACAGAAGCCTACGCAGAAGCCATTAAGCCAGCCTTTGCGATAGGCTTTTTTATTTTGCTTAGTCTGCTCTGTCCGTTCCGCTTCCAGCTGGCGCTCCAATGCTTGATATGATTGCTGCGTTTGCTGCAGCAAGCTCTCTGCATTCTTTAGCGAGCTGTTGGCATCGCTTAATGCTGTTTTGCTGACGCTTAATTGCTGCTTCGCTATTGCCAATTGCTCCATCAGCTCGCTCGACGGCTTGTCCAGCATCATTAATTCGTCTTCGAGCAGCATCAATTTGGCTTGCAACAGCCTGCTGTTGTTGCTTAATGTTTGCCATTGTTCCGTCGGTAGCAGCACGTACCCCGCTGGTGCTACCGGTCTGTTTGAATTGCCCGCATCCGCCGCTGAGCAGCAGACCGGCAAGACATACAAGGCCAGCGATAAGCAGAGCGTAACCGATAACCTTAACTTCGCGCTCACCATAATACATGTCACTCTCCCCTCTCTTGGATATAATCAGTGATGCCGCGAGCGATTGCGCGGGCCAGTGCATCCTGTTGCTCAACCAACATCCGGCAATCATCAGCATTGCTGATAAAGCCCATCTCGACCAGCACAGCAGGCATGTGCGTGCTGTTAAGGACGACCAGGTTAGGCCGAGCCTTGACGCCGCGGCTCAATGTACCGAGATTATCAACAATCTGATGCAGGATACAGCTTGCCAGCGTGTCGGCCTGCGTCCATCTGCTATACACAAGCACCTCAGTGCCACGTGCTGCAGGAGTGGCCGCATTACAGTGCAAGCTGACAAAGATATCTGCTGGCCAGCTGTTAGCCGTCAGGCAAACATTAGTATAGGCTGCATCCTCGCCGCACAGGTTATTGCTCTGCACGGTCTTGACCTCACAGCCAGCGGCCGTCAGATATTGCGCCACCAGAGCGCCGACATCACGGACGATGTCGGTCTCAGTTACTCCGTAGTCGCGATTAACAGCGCCCGGATCAAGTCCGGGATGATGGCCGGGATTGATAAAAACACGCATAGTATCACCCCTTTCTTTTTTTGATGATGGCAGCCAGCTCACCAACAGCCTCAATTCCCGCATCAGACAGATTCTCGCAAATCGACAGCAGCTCGGTGATGACTAGGTACCCTGCAACCAGCGGCACAGCCCAAACAGGCTGATGCAGCGTAAGCATTGCCAAATCTGCAAGCACAGCAGCGAGCACACACAGGATGTACACGATGACCTTGCCAACAAATCTATGCTTCATCACTTCCGAGGAAATCAGCCCTTCCGCACGCGCCGCCTCAATGCCACCGATAATCTGCATCACAGACGGAGCTTGTCCCATGCCCTGCAGGCGTTTGTAGCTCAAAGACATCCAACGAGTGAAGCAATCTAAAAATACCAGCGCGGAGAAAACCATGAACAGTACTGCGTGCTTGTGCAGCAGCACGGCTAAAATCGCGCCAATCACCGATTTATAGGTAAATCCATGAGTTAAAGTGTGTGCCGCGTTATAAACGGCTAAACGTAAAGCTAAAAAATCCATTTAAAAACCTCCTATAATTCTAATGTAACAGCAGCGACTTCTGCCGTCGTCTCGCAAGCCTCAACTTCTGCCTGCTTCGCCCATCCTGCTTGTTTACATTGGCCAATGTGCATAGACAAATCAGCCAGCCACTGCATAACCTGTTTAGGCGTTAGCCAATATACAGCTTTGCTTTCTGCGCCCTCTGCCACGCCACGCACAGGGCAGCCGTTAGGATACTTTGCAGCAAAAAGCGGCGTGCTGACATTTAGGGCTATACCTTGCATCGTAAGCTGCGTCTCCTTGTCGCTGTCATAGCGTACAGGCTCGCCGCTGGCACTGCTGATAAAGCCGCCTGTAATGTTGCTTGCTGTCCACCTGCTAACCTCTGACAACTTGCGCTGCTTTGCATACTCCAACGGCTCTACATCGGTATACTGCTCCCACAGGCTACTCCATGGATAGCAAATACGCTCATTTTCCCTTGTCGGACTGTCCGCGTTGACAATATTGATAATTTTATTATGTTTGTCGATAATACAAATCATTTATAACGCCCCCAGTTGTTTGATGATTATTGTGCCGTCGGTGCCATTTGAGCCTTGTATAGGTCTTCTACCACATCCTTTACCGCCTTTCCCTCCAGCAGCAGTAATAATCCCAAGCTCGTTAGCTGTTTGGCAAATTACAATCAGCGCTCCGCCGCCACCACCACCGCCGCCACCGCCTATAATGCCGCTATCTCCCCATGCATTTCCGCCATCTTCGCCATCTAAAGTAATCTTGCCCTTATTAGCAAAGCTATTGCAGACCAATCTTACCCCTGCCCCTGCGTTTCCCCCTTTACCGGGATAGGAGCGGGCACCACCGCCGCCATTTGCTCCGTAACCACTCGCCCCACTCGCCCCTGTCATATATGCAGGACAAACATTTAACAGAACATCTTCTAGTAGCTCTTGAGGGATTACTTGCCCAAGAACAACGCATCCACTACCGCCTATTTCGCCACCGCCCATACCTCCATTGCCGCCGCTATTCCCGTTTTCTCCAGGCATGCTTTTTGTTTTATAACCATCTCCATAATCTGCGTTCACCCCACCGAGCACTCCTTTGCCCGTGCCGTTTATCATACCTAAGTTAACAAAAGCTCCTTGGCAAAATATATTCGCACAAAGGTCAATGTTTATTGTAACGCCCTCTTTTATAAATACAGATTTATATTTTTTTACACCGCTAATAGTACAATCAGCATCGGGGATAAAATTTCCGTCCGAGCCATCGCCTCTGTCAGTGTACCAACTAGGGTATTTATTGGACTGCACCGCCGCCAACGTGCCCATGCCTGTATAACTAATCTGCACAATCTTGCCAGCATCAACGGCAGAAAACTCAATCAGTCCTGTGTTCCAATTATCGTTGCCGTCTGCTTTGGTTGCATAATCGGGGCGGAACTCCCCTGCTGCAGGAGTTGCCGCAACCTCAGTCAATGCTGATGCAGTAACAGTTCCTGTTGCGCTGTCTACCCATACTGCTCGGATGTTGCTCGGGTCCTGCTTTTCGGGAACCTCGTTCAGCCGTATCACGTATGGCGATACGCTGGGGATAATATGTGTTTCCGTCAAATTGATGTAGGTTGCTGTGCCGCCGTCACCTACGAACGGATTGATTCTAATGTTGCTAGGTTCGCTCATTTGCTCGCCGCCTTTCCTGTTTTATTTGTTGCCTGTTGGAGCAATTCATTGTTGCGTGCGTTACGCTCTATATCAAGCAAATACTTACTGATGGGAGGTGTAGGCGGCTCCCCAAGCTCCATATCACACGCAATGCCATTATCACCGCTGACAGTGTATTTCAGCTTTGTGATTGGATATTTACGAGCCTTGCCGTCTGTGTCTGTAATCAATGCCTGACCATCAACGGACAGCCTACGTACCCAAAACACACCATCAGGCTTCGGGTAATTAAGCTCTACACCGCCCACCTTAGCGGACAGCTTAGGCTCTTTCACCTTATCAAGCTCCGACTGACCCCACCGCTCTGCATCCGCTGCTGTGTATGCTGTTGGTAACGTCCACACTGCTTCAGACACGCCGTATTGCTCTTGGCTCTGCTTATCCTCTACTGTTGCAAGCCAGCTTTCGCCCGCTTCATCCACGCTTGCACCCTTAATTCGAGCATAATTTACAATCTTGCTTATATCTTGGCTAGGCAGGAAGCTGTTCAAATGCGCACCTACCCAAAAGCGGGCCTCTTCGTTAATTTCATCGGTACGTGGTTTGAAATAAAATTCATGGTATTCATCCACGCCATAAACAAAGTCAGTTGCAAATTCAGAAAGCTGCTCTAAGGCTTCCTTTGCACTCACGCCGTCGAAAACAATCTTCGTAATATTGTAGCCTACTTTGTATATCTTACTCTGATTAAAAACAATGCCTGTCTTTTTCTCTACCTGCCTGCAGATGTCTTTGACTATCTCGGCAATTTCTTTGTTAGCGTATTCGGCAAATATCAGCACCTTGCTGAGCCTCTCAAAAAAGCCATGGCAGGTAATTTTAAAATCCGTGGCAGTGCCACCGCTGTCGGGGCGAGTCAAAACTTGCCCACTGTACCAAGGCCGCTTATCACCGAACAAATAAACGTCTACACGCTGGCCGTACATAATTTCTGCAAATGCCGGGAACTGCTTAAATGTCATCGTACAACTGCCACAGCCGTTTTTTCCTAGTTCAAATTGCAGCTGCGCAAAGGAACTGTTCTCGGTGCCGTTGGAAAAAATGGCGGTCTTTGTGCCATCCTTATTGAAAAACACAACCTGTACCGCACCAGGGATATAACTAATATCGCCATAATCACCGCCACCTGTTACGCCTCCACCTTTCTTTTTTTGCCCTGCGCCCCATATAAAAGAACCGTATAAACTTGATCCGAAAATAATATTGCTCATGCCAGCCACCTGTCACGCCATCTGATAACCACTTTGCCCGCGCTACCCTTGATGTCATAGGTGTTCGGTCCAGGCTTAGCTATCAAAAACTGACCACTGAAAGCATTAATGGCATTGTTTGCATCACGCCGCACAGTTCCTGCTTTTGTGTCTATGGTCAGCACTGCAGGTGCGGTCAGCAATGTATCAGCCACACGCATCACCCTGCCTGTATCGGTATGGTTTATGGTAACATCTGCCATTGTCTTTGTAGGTATCAGCTCCACAATCAGCGGCACATCTGCAGAACCTGCATTGACGATGTTAATCGTAGTGCTTTCGCCACCAACATCAGCACTCGCCTGCTTCTCGTCGTCTGCATACCTAAACGGGTCGGCCAGCAATAATGTAATATCAACATCAGCTCTTAACCCTTGATAGCCTTTAATCCATTTTGCTTTGCTTGCTGACATACAGGACACATTATAATAGCCATTGCCTACGGACAATTTATAATCCTGCTGGTAAAACAGCCTTAGCAATTCATTCAGCTTGTCATTATAATCATCCTGGCTTTTTCCGCTTATTAAAAAACCCAGCTTAATCTTTTTGCCGTCTATATAGCCGTCGCCTGTAATGATAGAGCCGTGACTGTATCCACGCTTTTCGGCTTTCGCCCTGACCGATAAATCAGCACTATCTTCAAGGCTATATTGGTACGGCAATTGCTTTCCGTTGACAATGAGCGGATATGTTATTTTCGCCGTGTATTTAGCTCTTTGCTTTGCCATACCTTCACCCCCTCATGCCTGCCGCAAGGCTGTATTCAAAGTCTGACATTAAGCCATCGTAATCGGTGCCATTGTTAATATCACCGTAGTTGTTAAATTCAACCACAGTCCCAGCACCGCCACCGCTGCCAATGCTTACTGCTCCACCTACTGCATAGCCATTGTTCAAAGCATTCAGCAAGGGCAGTCCTAGCCTGCGTACGGCCTTTGCATTGATAACATATTCGCCATTGCTAAGCATTGCAGGTATGCTATCGCTTGTGCTTGTGCCTGCACCAAACACAGGGCCACCATTTGCCTTCTGCATGATGTTGCCAGCCGTGATACTGCCCAATCCAGCCGCTGTCATTGCCGCTGTCGCCGCTGCATAAGCTGGCGGACCTGCTATCGGGCCAAGTGTGGCAATACTCTTTTGAACCGCTGCAGGTACGGCCGCTGATGCTTCTTTCGCACTGTTCGCCGCATTCTCAACGGCTTGTTTTTTGCTAAGCAACTTCTCCAGCACAGCCGCTGCCTGCTTCTTAATCATGAACTGTATAAACATATTGACAATGCTTTTCGTGATGTCCTTGAACACATCGGACAGTTTGCCGCCCTCTGTGATAACATCAGCAATGCCACTTGCAAGCTGATTCTTAATTGTCTCGCCTGCCTGCAGTTCAAAATCAAGCATGTTCTGTTGGCTCTCCATACGCCAATCAAGTAACTGTTGCCGTAGCTCCTGTTCCTGTTGCAGGGCAACCATTTTTGCCTCCTGCTCGGAATTGAGATATTCCAGGAAATTTTCCCGTTCCTGCTCATTGAATGCAGCATTCATATCAGCCTTCGCTGCCTGCAGTGCTGTCTCAAGGCTGATGCTCTTTTCGTATGCCTGCTGGTCGATAGCATCTTTCAATGCCTGCTCTTGCGCAAGGCTCGCCGCATACAACGCATTTCGCTCATCGTACAATGCTTTTGCTTTGGCTATGCTTTCCGCATTGCCTGTACGCTCTGCACTTGCTCTCAACGCCTCTGCTTCCTGCACCGCCTGCAGCTGCTTGCTCAACATCTCGTCAACAGCCTTCATGCGTGCCTGCTTCTCTTGGTCAATCTTGGCGAATACTTGGTCACTGCCCTTTAGGCCTGCTGTCGCTATGTCTAAGCTCATCTTGTCGAAGTCCTCTTGCAAGTCCTTTGTTGCCTTTCCTGCTCTGGTCAAGGCTTCCGAAACTCTGTTGACTTCGCTTTCAAGCTGGCCGAACTTCTTGCTACCAGCCTTGCCAATGCTACTACTATCAGACGGAGTAAATAATTTTCCGTTGTATGTAGGCTTCTCCTTTTCCGGCTGTTTCTTCTGTTCTTCTGCAGGAGCATCTCCATAACTACCACCGCCACCGCCATGACTGCCATCGGAAGAACTTTCTGTTGTGGCTCTTTGTTTGGCAGCAAACACCTGTCTAAACCATTCAATCGCTTCTTGCGCCCATGCTCTCACGCTTTCAATAGCCTTGTCCAGCATCTCATTAAAATCTTTGAGCCATTCAGGGCAATACCCTGCTATTGTCTCAAACATCCAGCTAAACACTTCTACATTAGCCTTTCCCAGCCACAAGAACGCTTCTGCTATTGCATCGCAGATAATAGCAACAGTTGTGAATATTGCCTCCATCCCTGCACTGAAAGCATCTCGAATGTTATCCCAGTACACGATTACACCTGCAATAGCGGCACCCACTGCCGCAAGTCCTGCCACAATCGGGGCAGTTAAACCAATTGCCGCACCCATTGCAGCCACTGCAGCCACAAGTGCAGCCACAAGTGTACCGACAATTATTGCAGAAAGTGCACCAATTGCGGCAATCACAGGCGCTGGAACACACTCTTTGATAACATCAGTAAAGCTTTTCCCTGCATCGGTCGCTTCCTGCATCTTCTTTTGAAACTCTCCGAGCTTGTCAGAAACATCCTTTAGGATGCCTTTGATGTTAAAAGCTTCGGTCATATATTGACCAATGGTTACAGATGTATTCCCTGCGGTTTCCTCGATGTTGGCAAGCAGGCCAGCCACTTCATCAGATGTTTTGGCCATCATACCGCCGAACTGTTCATTCATGCCTGCGACAATGGTCTGCACGGCCGCCTTAGAGTCAATAGCACCTTTAGAACAAAGGTCTTTCATTTCCGCTACTGTTTTGCCTGCGGCCTGTGCCAGCATATCCCATGCGCTAATACCTGCGCTAGTAAGCTGCATCATGTCCTGCGCATTGAGCTTGCCACTGGTCTGCATCTGTCCTAGGGCATAAGCAAGACGGCTTACGCCTTCCGTGCCCATACCTAAGCCGCTCGCTGCATCACCCAGGCTCGTAAGCATAGGAATGATTTCCTTCGCTTGAAAACCAAACGCCATTAGTTGCTGTCCTGCCTTCACAACGCCAGGAACATCGAAGGGAGTCTCTGCGGCAAACTTCTGCAGGTCTCGGAGCATCTGTGTACCTGCATCCGCAGATTTTAACATGGTCTGAAACGCAATTTCATATTGTCGCATTTGCGCTGCAGCCTTAACACTTGAAATACCTAAATTAACGATACTGCCCGCAATAGTGCCTATTAAAGAGCCTAACTGCACCGCTCCTAGCGCACTCATGGACTTGTTTACACCGTCAAGCGCCTTGCTTGCTTTACCGCATGCAGTGTTGACCTTTGTTACGCTAGCCTTTACTTTGTTGGCCATGTTGTCGAACTGCTTGCCTGCATTGTCAGCTTTGTTGCCTGCATTGTCAATCTTCGCACCTGCATCGCTCGTAGCTTTTGCCGCGCCCTGCATGGCCTGCTCGAATCTCGAACTGTCTGCGGTAATCTCAACTTTAACTTGCTTAGCCATCGCTCTCACCCCCTCCATATAGCTCGTCAAGAAATGCACGATCATCATCGGTTATTCGCCCGTCAAATCGCCCATCGCTGAATATATCTTTTAACTTCAAAGTCTTTTTTGAGGACTTGCCAGCATAATTCGCAATATACACCGTCACCAATGCGGCCAGCATATTTTCCTGCTGTTGCCGTCTCCACCTGTACCCATTCCAGATGTTTATAACATCGGTCGGCGTCATGTATGCACATTCTTCGGGAGTCTTTTTCAGAATGGCGTAGAAAATCCATTCCACTTTAGAAAGCCACTCTGAAAAAGAAATTACTTCCCCTGGGCTTCCTCTTCCTTATCTTCCAGGGCAGTCAAAATCTCATCGAACGGGCCTCTGTCACTCACAACCAGGCCACAAATACCCAACGCCGCCAACATTCTCAGCCGCAGGTCAATCATGCCGTTTTCTACCTCGGCACAATAATCCGCAATCCAGCTATCAAGCTTGTTGCGGCTGATGCCTCTTTCATACACCTTCAACGAACAATACAGGCAGGCAATAATCTCGGTAACGCTCCATTGCTCTTTCTGCATCAAAGAAAAAACATTATGGCTCGGCAACATTGCCTCCAGCTCTTCCAATGCTCCAATCGTGAATTTTGCTTCTCGTTCTTCGCCGCCGATTTTAATATTTACGCTCTTTTTAATCATCTGTTGTCCTCCTAAAAAATAAAAGGGCAGTATAAAAATATACCGCCCCCACCCTTAGCCTCTCGGGTCTTCCATTGCATCCTGTGTCTTCGGAGCACCTTTGCCCTTCAAAGTAACACTCAGAACCGCTGCATCATCATGAGCTGCAGTTTCTTCCATGCTAGTGATACTATACCAGTTTATAATACTTCTGCCGCCCTTGCTCCATCTCAGCAGGTGTACAGGCTCGTCTGCCTCAAACGCTGCCCATAATTCTTTCACTGCTGGCTCGGTAGGCTTTACAATCAGCTCTACAGTAAGCTCGGTACTCTTTACGCCTGCTTCCGCATCGCCATAGCCACCGCTGGTCTTGTCGGTCAGGTCAATTTCTTCAGCGCTTGCGCTATAATCTGCGCTGCGCTGGCCGCCAATCAGCGTCCATTTAGGGGCTTCCTCAGTTGCAGTTTCTCCATAATTGAGGAATACAAGCACATTCTTGCCTAACAGCTTTTCGCTGGTACTTTTCATCTTAGGTCGTACAGCCACCATGTTATACCTCCATATCATATTCGACTTGATATTCCAACAGCATCGCTACCGCCTTTGTATTGTTGGCTACTGCACCAAATACAATACGCTTGACTAAGCCGTTGTCAATCATGCCGCCTAAATCGTTATTATGCAGCACCTCAAACAGGGTGTCACTCAAATCATCAATATCAGTTGTTCCGTTAATATCCAGCACATAAATGCTATAAACTGCCGTTGCTGTGCATACATCATACGCATCCTGCTCAAAGGTAACCTCATCGCAAGAAATTGTACCCTCAACACCTTTGCCAGCGGAAGCACCTACGATATTAACGTTCCATTTTACGCCCGGCACTGCTTCCTTGATAATGTCAGCAAGTGCATTTGTAACTTCTCTCGCTCTGCTCATCGATTAACCTCTCATAAGTTTAATAGTAAAACGGCTAGCACAGCCCGTACCTGTAAAATCATTCGCGTTAATCGTGGCAGCTAACATCTTTACTTCCTTACCGTACAGTTCAGCCTTCTGCACAAACACATCATCATGCCTGCTTCCGTCAAATGTCACGCTCGCATCTGTGCCAACACTGGCCACGGCACGCATATAACAGGCGTAGGCAACGCCCAAACGCTTTACATTGTGGCTTATAGGCTGTTGAACTGTGGTAACACCATATCTAGCAGCTATGCTTTCCAAATATGCGTTAGTCTCATCAACATCTTCTTGTGTGACTAGCAGAATGCTGTCTGTAATGTTATCAAGTGTAATAAACTCCATTACAAGTCCTCCACTAAATTATCAAGTGCTGCCTTAAAACGCGCTTCTATCGTCGGCTGCATAACATCAGCTGCCGTATAAAGAAAAGTGTCAGCCTTTATGCCAGGGTGACGCACACGCTTGCTGAAGACAAATTCCTTGTTTATGGCAAAGCGCAGCACCTTTTTACTGCGTGGTACAATCACATAGGGCTTAGTACCTTCGTGTTGCCATCGCGCTATGTTGTTTGTAAGCATAACAGTGCCTTGGTTATCTTTAGCCAGGCTCATAATGCTTTTTTCAGTCATACCGCTTCGGGTAACGAAACGATGATGATCGCGTGCATATTCCCTGACATCTCTGACAGCCATCTTCACCTGCCTGCGTACCATGTCGCGCGTTTGGACCGGTGCGGCCTCGAAAGCACGCACCAGCTTATCAAATTCGTGCGAAATCTCTACGCTTTTCATTATTCTGCAGCAGTCTTATGTACGTAGATAGCACCTTTCTTGTTCTCCAGAACGAATGCATCATAGCGCACACGGCCTTCAACCAACCAGCCGTTGATACCGGGCGGGTTATCATGAATCTTATAATCTGCCAGCTTAACAGGAGCGCAGCAGGCAATAGGATTGGTAATGATAAACGCGGTTTTCGCCGGCATATAGGAAGCAGGCACCACGATGATGGGAATGCCATCTACCATACCAACCTGACCTTTTACCAGCATGTTTTGTGCCAGATCAGAAGCCTTGATGAAGGATTCGTCCTGCTTCAGCAGCTTGAAGTAAGAAGCAGCCACATAAGCAATACGGTTACCTAAAGGCGCTTTTTCGTCGGTCAGCTTCTCAGTGCCGTCGAGGAAGGCGCTGTAAGCGTTGGCCTTGGTAACTGCAGCGGTTGCGCTGTTCTTAGCACCTGCAGCGATTTGTGCAAGACGATAAATATCCAGCTCCGGAATAATTACCTCATCAATCTGACGCTGCAATGCTGCACCGGCTTCTTTCAGCATACCGGTATCCTGATAGTTGCTTTTGTCGATGGTGAAGGAGAAGGAACGGTCCTTAGTCAAGGTCATCTCCTGTACGGAATCCTCCAGCTCTGCCGGGGTGCCATAACGGTTTGCGCCGGTAGGAGTGTAGTCATTCATGCCAGCGGTAGGAATAGAGTAAACCTTTACAGTCTGCACGCCGGTGAAATCATAATCGTTGTTGATTGCCGGAGCGGTCAACGCGCCAGTCTTGAAGCGCTCGTCAATTTTTGCGCTATATTTGTCTGCATAGTTAATAGCCATAATAAAAAATCCTCTCTTTCGTCATTAAGAATTAAAGCCACTGAGGAACGGATCATCAGAACCGCCACCACCGCCATTGCTGCCGCCACCGCCTGCACCGTTGGCCTTAACTGCCCAGCTGTTCTCCTTCAGCCAGCCGTTAACGCCGTCTTCCAAGCTGATTTCTTTACCGTCAGTACCGGTATAGGCAAGGCTTTCGTCGTCTTTGACAACGATACTACCTTCCAGCAGCTTAGCCATGTTCTGCGGGCTCGCAGCATTGCCCTTAGTCAGCAGCTCTACAGCCTTAGCCATCTTCATGCCGTCAAGACGCTTGGTCTTTTCGGCTTTGGCGGTCTCGGTCATCTCAGCCAGCTGCTTAGTGACCTTGCCAACCTGCGCGGTTAAGTCAGTAATCTGCTTTGCGACCTCATCAGGCTTTTTGCCGCCTTTGGCAAATTGGTCTAATGTAGTCTTAAGTCCTTTGGCTTTGTCTACCACATCATCGCCATCTGCCAAACCAACAGCCTCTAAGATGCTTTTCAGCTTGGTCGCACTCTGCTCTCCTGCCGTGCGGTGCTTCTTAGCTTCGTTGTTGAGAGTGTTAATTTCGCCCTTGATAGCAGCGATGAGGTCAGCACCGTTCTCAACTTTTTCCAGTGCTTCGTAAACCTGTTTCATTTCCATTCTTCTGATACCTCCATATCATGGGCCTCCGCCCTATATTATGCCCTCTCCTGGGCAATAAAAAAGCACGCTGTTACACGTGCTTAATTAACGATGTTAAATTAGTCTAACAAAAAAGCAGTCGTTCGGATTACCCGAATAACTGCTTAATATCGATATTCTTTGTTAGACGACTGCTCTTTAAAGGTAAGTCAATAGCAAGTTGCATCCGCTATCAATTCTTTATATCTTTTCATTTTATCTTTTATATCCGCTGGAGCGTCATCCGACAGTTTCCCGCATCCCACAACATACGGTGAAATTTCCTCGAATAATTTTTCTACTTCATCACTAAATTCCAATTTCATAATAGTCACCCTAATAATTTCTTAACCCTATATTCAGTCATTACCTCATCATACCTATCGCCTATGTACATTTTCGACGCATAGTCACTTATCTCAACAAAATTATACCTCTTATTCACTAATTTGTCTACAAACTCCCTATGCATTTCTACTATATATGCTATGTACTCGTCCTGTTGAGTTATTTCTCCAAATTCAGCAACATATTTTCTTGCATCCTGCCAATGTATCATTTCATGCAACATTGTCATCAAAGGATTTCTTGAAGCAGGATTTTGCAGTGTAGCAAGATACTTTTCATAGTCCTTTCGCTGAAGAGTATCAGAATTTATATACAGTTTATTTTCATAGGCCACATAAGAACCTAACGCATTATTCAAGTCGTCATTACTTGCTATTACTATTTTCGGTAACTCTTCTTTGTTTCGAACATCCAGCAAACCAATGCACTTATTTATCTGCCTGCTTGCTTCTGCTAACATTTTAGGTTTCAAGTTGACATTTTCTGAAACATGAATATCATAAGTAGCATTTTTAACTTTTCTAGTTTGAAATTTTTTGATGGTTCCTTGTGGCGATTGATATTTATCGGCTATAGTCTTCTCGCTCAGTTCTACCGGTTTGTACATTTGCAGCCTGCTCTCCGCTTCCCGCAGTCCAGCATAACCACGCATATACTTGCGCCAGTCTTCACCATCTTTCCACGACTTCAAACCGTCGCGTCCCAGAACCTGCACCTTTCGTGATTCTTGGATGCTATTCAGCCATTTATCGCCAGCCGTACGCACCTGCCTGCGCTGCTGCTTCATGTCCACCTCACCATAAATCACTTCTGCATAGCGACACAGGCAATGAGGATGCACCGGAAGGGCAGGCGCTTTATCTTTTGGGAACACGCCAGCACCTAAGCCGAACATATCAGCTTTAGCATACATATCGCAGATGTCAAAAACAGGATGACGGCTCGACAGCTTGAATTTCACAGCTACAACATCGTCATCATCCTGAACCTTTGCCCAGAAGCCGTCAGCCCACGCCCTCGCCATCTCCGTGCGCGTGATGCGTTCAGCAACATAGCGAGACTTCTCGTTGATAGCGACCTCGACAGCCCTTGCTATCTGTTTTTCTTTGCCCTGCTGCACTTTGCTCAACAGCTCATTATAAGCCGCCTGCAGAGCCTTATTCGGCGCCCCACGACGAGCCAGGCTATTGATATTGTCCAACGCCCTAAGCTGAGCACGAAGAGCCTCCGCGTCTCCTGCCGTAGCGCGGCGCACAGCCTGCATATAGTGAGCAATCTCTTGCCGGCGGATAATATCAACACCGCCGGTATAATCGTTTTTCCCGTCTGCATAGCCATCGTACAACGCACGCGCTGCCTGCTGCCATGTTTTGTTATGGCGCATCTGCTCGCGCAATGTACCTATGATGCTTTCGCGCATCTTCTGCGATGCTCCATGCAGCTTCTCGGATAGTTTCATGCCGCTTGCATCCCATGCGGCGCTCAACTGCTCGCCCATCAGCTTGGCCTGCGCTGTGCTTAACACGCTCGGAACAATGCCATAAGCGTAAGCAGCCGCTTCCACAAGTGCAGGCTGCAGCTCCGGCAGCGTAAACAGTTTGCCATAATGTCGCTGTACTTTAGCGAGCGCTGCTTCAGCCTTCATGCCTTGCGCAAGCAACTCCTGAAAGTAAGCTACAGCTTTTTTGGCATCCTTGCGCCAGCTCTTATTCAGTTTCTTAATCAGCTGCGCCAGCCTGTCCGTCGTCGTCATTTTCATCACCGTCAATGTTGTTAGAGTCTATCTGCTCCTGTTCTAGGTGCTCCTGATACGCAGCAACAAGCTTATCAAAATCATCAGCCTTAAGCTCAGGAAGATAGCTGGTCAATACTCGCTTGAATACTTCCATGTTAAATTCATCGCCAAAGTTCAAGCCTTTAGCGATTTCAGCGTTCGCAAGCTCCTGCTCGACCTCGCTGATTTTAAAGTCATTGGGATAATTTACGCTGTATTCCAGCTGCACGCCAGTCCAGGCACTGAACAACCTTGCCAGCTTCTCTTCTGCCGCTTCCACGAGGTCCGCAAAGTCAGATAGAATCTGATTGGTTGCTTCGTAGTCCCACGCCTTAGCCTGGCCGCTCTGCTGCTTGCTGGAGCCTGTTACGTTGACCACAACGGCCATGCGGTAAATCTCCTGCTGCAACGCAGTAATCTGCGCTGCCAGCACCGTTGCCGGGCCGTCAGGCGGAGCAATAAACGCAGGAGCATGGCTGCTCTCCGGAGGATATCCCAAAGCGTTATCGGTGCCGATGTTGATGCTATCCGGCTCGCTAGACGGATAACACAGCACGCTGAAGGTCTGGTTGACGAGAATATCAGCCAGCCAGCTGCACATGTTATAGATAGCAAGATTTGTCTTTGCTACGCTGAGAAATTCGCTCGGCGGGAAAGGATTATGACCATTCCTCACTTTGCTCGCCAGCGGAATGACAGGCACGCCACCAAGGTTCCATGTGCCGCTATGCTTGCCCTTGCTGTCGATAAGCTCCCAGCCTTCTGCCGTCAGCGTGCGTGTTGCCATAGTTTGCTCCTGATATGCATCAGGCTCCAAAAAAACAAACTTTGTGATGCGACCAAGCTTATCCAGGCAAATTTCTTTGACAGCATTTAGGCTAACCACAAAAGCATAAGGCAGGTTGCTGCGGTCCGCTTCCAGGTCTGCCACGCGCATATCCTCGTTATCGCCCTGTGCCTTATCCATGACGATATAAGCAACGCCCTGCAGCTTAGCGCTATGAGCAGCCTGCTTCATGAGGTCCTGGATGCTGGTGCCCAGGAAATCGACATCCTTGCTGAATGTCTCCCACAGCTTCGAGCCTGCGCCATTCCAGTCACGCACAGCCAATGTTTTGAAGATTGGCGATACATGAGCATTGACGCAAGGCGCGAGATAATTAAGATAGTACGCAAGCTCACGCCTCATGCTATATTTAGCATCGGCCTCGCGAGGATGCTTGGTTAAGTAGCTGCCATCGAGAAAGCCTCCGCAGCCTTCATAACCATCTTCCAGCATCTTATATAGTCCATGTTTATCATTACGCATAAATCTCACCTCTCTTAATAGTTGACACGCATCGGTTTAGGCCTTGCCACCTCCACAATGTCCTCACACACTCCGGTTAAAGCATCCGGAGCATCATCATGTGTGTTCTTGCCTTCCTTCTGGTACTTGCTCAGTGCTGCATAAAACTCCGGCCAGCGGTTCTTCCAATCGCTCGGGAAATAAATATGCTCCATACACCACGTAGCATTAGACAAGATTCTTGCAGCCTTGTTCTTGTGCTGCGTAAAGGTTTCAATGGTTGTATGGTTGCTATGCAGCAGCTTCTTCACGTTTCTGGCAAATCCTCGACCGCCGTTGTTGCTTTCAAAGCGTGCTACATTCGTGCCGTTGCGTTCCAACGCCCTCGCTGTTGCCGGTTCGGTAACTTCCATCGGCGCCTTTGTGTATAAAACATCAAGCACATACGCTTCATCCGCGAACGTGCGCCCATAGATTATGCAGCAAAGGTAATCGTTACCGGTATCAGCCGTATCCGTATAAGCACGAATCTGCTTGAAAGCAGGCAGCGCACCGTCGTAGGTTTTGAAGCTGCTGTACAGCCTGCCCTTGATGTCTATCGGCTCCTGCTGGTAGTTGGCACTCCATATATCAAGCCCCATAAGCTGCTTCTTCTCCATGCAGCTTTCAGCATCCAGCACGCCATCACACAGCATGCTGCCGTCATCCTGCACTGCCTTCATGTTGATATGCACGATTTTTTCTGCTGGATAATATTCCAGCACCTTGCCTGCCAAATCATCACTAGCCCAACGCGTCATAATGACGATGATTTTATAATTTCCCTCGCCACGTGACAGCATGGTATTGGTGAACCAGTCCCAATGCTTTTCCTTAACATTTTCGTTATAGGCTTCTTCCGCATTTTTGATTAAATCGTCTATGATCATCAGCCTGCAGCCGAAGCCTGTTGCCGTTCCGGTTGGCGATGTAGCAAGATAGCTCGTCTGCTGCCCTTCAAGGCTCCACAGGTTCATAGCGCCGTCGCCATGCTTAATTTTGGTGGTAGGGAATACGTCGCTATAGACCGGCTTGTAAACGTCTACCTTAGCCTCGCTGATGCTGTCACGCACGTTCTTACTGAAGCGCGTCGACAGTGTTTCATTATAAGAACCAATCATAACCTGCAAGGTGTTGTCCCTGCCCAGCGCCCATTCCACGAAATTGCTGGCCGTGTAGCTTTTGCCATGACGCGGAGGCATGTTCAGTACAAGGATTTTCTTGTCAGAAGTCAGGAACCATTGCAAGGTATCGCACAGCTCCTGTAGATACTTGCGGTCACTGCGATAGAAGTCAGGGTTCTTCAGCTGGGCGTAAAAAAAGAACCTGCGTCTTGCAAGTTCTATCTTTGCTCCCAATGTTATAAGCTGCTTATCCATCCATACCAGCCAGCTTTTTCAGTTCTGCATCCGTCAGCCCTGCGAACGGATTGGCAAGCTCACCGGAGATTTCCACGTTTTCTTTTGGCTTCAGGCCTACAGTATCGCGATAAATTTCAAAAGCCTTGATGTTGCCACGCTTAGCCTTCAGCTTCAGCGCGTCCAGCATCTCCTTGCGCTCATCGTCGGTCGTGAAGTCAGCGTCCAGCTCACGGAACGACTTCAAGCGGCGGCGTGCTTCACCGGATGCCTGACCGCCTTTTTTGCCATTTCTCGCCGCTTCCTCGCCGCTTCGAAACCTTGTGGCTCTCCCATTCTTCAAATTATCCAGTTGTTTCTTTGTAGGCATCCATCTCACACCACCTTAATCCCACATCATCAATAATATCCCAAAATTCTTCCACATCATGCGGTACAACGTAGAAGCCTGTTTCGTCTTTCTCAAAATCAATGCCAACATGATGCAGCTCATGCCTCAGCAATGTTTCTAACTGCTTTTCGCTAAAGCCAACTACATTCGGCTCATAAACCACAATAAAAAAATCATAGGGGCAGCACCAGCTGTAGCGTTCACTCACTAAGTTGCAGTCCGCAAATATCGTCCGCTTATTCCGCTTCTTCTCTTCCAGGCTGGATAAGTAGGCTATTTTTACTTTAGCAGCCTTTATATCCGCAAACTCCGGCAAAGTGCGTATCAGCTTATTAGCCATCAGCCTATACTTTTTACTGTGCTCCATGATATACCTCGAATTCTTCTACCCTTGCCGGACGCGCCGCATTGCAGTGCGGTGTCCTTGCGTCCGGAAAGAAGGTGTTCTATTCCGGCGTGGTAAAAATTTACAAAAACCCACGCCCGGCAAAGGCAGAAAATATTTTGCTGGCTACGGCGCTTGATTCTGCTTTATCCACCAATTAAGGAATTTCCCACGATATTACAACAGTGCTAACCTAATGCAACCTGTGCTTTTACGTGGTCAAGTATCACACCAGCATATATTCTACGCATGTTAAAACTATTTTATTATTAGTTGCCCCTTCGCAGAGCATAATAAAAGCCGTCAACCAATAGGCCAACGGCTCTCACTGTTCTTTTCTCTCATCGCTTTCGCTAGTATACATTATAGCACAGACTTGAACTGCCATTCAATGCCAATCTTTTTAAGTTTCAAGATTCTATTACGATAGCGAATTTTTGATTGTCTTACATATTCTTGATGCTGCACTATATGAAGCAAATCCTAGTAAATTCGCCCGTCCATCGTCCCGATTACATAATCCATTAATACTTCTATTTACATCATCCCACTTATATTTACTGTTAATATTCATCACCAAGTACATTGCTATGCATACAATAACTGCCAATCTATTTGTAGGCGTCTTGTTCACTCCATCTTTAGAAGTTATAAAATACAAAATATCCATCCATTCTTTACGATATTTAGGTTTTGTTTTCAATTTAACATCAATAAGGTTGGAATTATGTGCGCAAATATTTCTTACAAAATGTAAACATTTTACCCATGACAATAATTCCTCGGCCGACGAATTATATGTTTTCGCTATTTTACGCAATAAAGAATCATTCATCATGTCTAAAATAGCTACAATATCCCCAAAAGTTAATATTTCTAAAGCTAACCAAATAGTTGGAAATCCATCTATATCCTTGTTCCCACGAATATTAAATTCAGGAGAATTCGATTTGCTTACATAATACAATATGCTCTTTTTTAATTTATGCTGTTTTTCTTCAATATTAAATTTAGTATACTTCTTACGATTGCCCCATGAAGCAAAATTCAAATAACCAAAAGCTCCATATCTCAAACCCATTTCACGAGAAATTATTGTCTTAAGAGATATTTCTATTTTTTCAATAGCATGTAATAAGTATAAACGTAAATTCTTATCTTGATAATATCTTCTTAAAACTTCCTGAAATGTCGCACCTTCATAATTTATTATAATTTCACCATTTTCTTTTGTAGTTTTAGCCAGTGGATGCGCGAACTCCTTTAATTTATAATAATTTATATGTTTAATCTTTTCTATATCATGTTCTCCTACAACCATTTCTCTTTCTTTGAAAAGGTTTAATAATTGTTCACTAGACAATGCTTTAGGCTCGTTCATATTTTCCTCCAAAATAAAAACCCCCACGCTCAGAACTAGTCTGCTCTCTAAAGAGTGGTGGGGGGATTGCCGTTACTAATATATTACCAAACTAATTACCACTAGTCAATGATAATTGTGTAATATTTATCGAAAATCAAACTACTACTCTCGATATTATTTTACCACATTTAGTACTAGCATTCTATATCTTCTTTTACTTTTTAATTTATTGAACTATCGCTTCCTCTTTTATCGTCTTGAAAAATTTGCTGTTTTGCCTGCTCATGAAGACGATATATCGTCCTTAAACTGCGTCCCATACGCCTCGCCACTTCTTCCCATGTGTAGTTACTGAAATAATGCATTCTCAGTATCATCTGCTCTTCTGCAGATAAAGGTTCGATTGCTTTTTCAATTTTCTGCTGCAAACTTACCAATGCATCAAACTTTTCGTTATACAGACTACACAATTCGTCAACCTTTGCAATAGTGTTTGGTGTATTGTCACGCCCACCATTGCCACCTCCAGGCATTCCTGTTAGCTGTGAAATTCGCGGCGATGTCATCATGCTGACCAGTTCGTTCAACTGGTCCTGTAAATCAATCATCTCTAATTTTAAATACTTGCATTTACGCAGATCATATTTTGTAATCAAGTTTTCACCTTCTTTTCACGTCCACACCCGCAAATATACCTAAATTCTTCACCGACTTTTTTCAGCTCCATCTTCCCATGACAAACGCCACAACTACGTTCGTTGGGAAGATTATTTACAGAAAAATGATTTCTTTTAAATTTTCTTTTTAGGCTCATCTTGCGCCCCTAAAACAGTCTCATAGTACGTGTCAAGAACGGCTGAATATCCTCCAAACCGCGGCACAGCACGTATGTGCCACCGTGCATCTCGATATCATGCTGAAATTCTTTCTGCCGGTCGCTCTGATAACCGCGCGGCGTCTTAATCTCAATGTAGATTGTGCGGCCGTCCTTAATGGCCGTCAAGTCAGACAAGCCAGGATGGCAGCCTAAGCCCTGCTGGTGGCGGATAACAAACCAGCCGTCCATACGCAAAGCTTCGCGCACCTGATTTTGGATGATGGTTTCAGGGTTCTTTTTTTGCATGCGCGTCATAAGCGTTCTCCCTCATCAACCTTGATAATTTCAACCTTAACCAGATAATCTCTGATGTTATAGCCTTCAATATTAACCATTTTCCCGTTGCCAAGAAATCCAATCAATTCATCCAATTGGGCATCGTAGTCCAGGCGCTCAACGCCGATGAGCTTGATATCTTCAAATTCACCTGATCCGTCCAGGTCGCAAACCCTGTCAGAGTCAATAATGGCGCTGTTTCCCAGCGCACCTAGGCCTACGTCTTCGTTTCCTACCGGGAGGCGTACAATGATTTGAGCTGTATCAATCATATAGGTGGCTTCAACGCTATGATGTTGGCCACAAGCCTTGATAGGATTATAGGATTTTAACATAATTTATTCCTCCTTCGTTAAAACAATTCCTGCTCTCTTTCATCCTCTTCGCCATCCTCACGCTGCTCATTGTGCTCCCATTCCAGCATCAGCGACTCGCAAAAGCAATCTCTCGAGCAAAAGATATTGTCTGAGCCATCTTCCTCCTCGAAATATTTGACTTGCAGATAATTGTCGCGACATGCATAATAGCCGTCCTTTACAGTGTCGATTTCATCACCACAATGGGCACATCTTACATAACGCTTCATTTGTCATTTCTCCTTCTCGAGTTCCGCCCCACACCATGGGCAGTAATAAAAATCTTTATGCACCTCGATGCCGCACCCCGGACATGGATGCATATAGCGCTTGGCCACGTTAGGCCGGTATCTGCTAAGCAGCCCATCGGTGCCTGCGCCGGCAGATCTGTGCTTTTTAGGGAGCTGCGCTTTGTATTTCTTGCTGTTTTGGTTATTGATGCTGCGGTGATAGTCGCAGTATTTATAGGGCTCCCTTGTTATGGGGTTGATGCTCGTAGGCTTGCCGCATTGATAGCACAGCCCCTGACGGTCACGCTCTTGCCGCGTTTTGCTCAGCCCCGGCTCTTTGCTCCCGGCTTTTACCATCTCAGCTCACGCTCTGCGCGGCGATACAGCGCAAATTTCGGAGGCGTGCGCAGAGCCGCTGCGCGTGCAGTTGCCAAAGCACCAGCCACCTGATGCATGGCATAGGTGATGCGTTGATTGCGGCGCTGGCCATAAGCTTTCAGCCACAGCTTCCACCAATATACGTCAAAAACCTTATTTTTTACTTTGCATGCATTTTCCATTGTGCTCATCCTTTCCGTCGTAATCCTTCCAGCGCTCCGCAAAGGTCACCGCAAACTCATGGTAGATATCTTTCTGTTCCTGCGTAAGCTCACCTTTCTGGATTGCATTGTAATACTTGTTTACTATCTCAAGGAGCGTCACCAGACGGCTGGAGCGGGTTTTCATTTTGCCATAATCATTGATGATGGCCATGGCCATAGCGCCCAGAACGTCCATGCCGAAGGAAGCTGCTTTCGCCTGTACATCCTGCATTTCCAGCTTAGCTGCTCTGGCTATCTCCTCGGCTGGCTTTTTGCCTTTCCTTGCCCACTCCTTGAGCATTATTCTTTTCATTTTTCTCGTACTGCTCATGACATTGCCGCCTTTGACGTAAGCTTTTGCAAAATATCCAGCGACGTCTTGCTATCGCAAAGGTCGTCGTAAGAATCGTAAACATCAACGTTAGCTGCTTTCGCGATGCCCTTGTAGTCCTTGACAAACCAGACTTGATCGAAGCAGATTTGCTTAACGCATTTAGCAATGGCTTTTGAGTAAGCTTTTACTGCGTACTCTTTCACAAAAACGCGACCGATTTCTTTTTCATCCAGCATCGACAGGTCCGGATATCTTCCCCAGCCGGCAGTTACGGCCAGCGGGCTTACTTCAAAGCCTGCGACACATTGATGGCCATAAATAGGGCTCGCCCAATGCAGTGCGTTGTTACAAGTCCCGAAAAAGCACAACACCGGTTCTTCCCAGCTGTTTACCTGTTTCGTTACATCATTTTTGGGTTTGATGACTTCGCCTCTTTCAAAGGCGTAAAGCTCCTGAAGGCTTATGGCTCTCCAAAGTAACATGTTATCTACTTCCTTTCATACGTTCAAGCTGCCCCCACCAGGGCGGGAGGCGAATGCGCTACCGGCCTCCCGATACTTCTTTGTGCTTGCTTGTATATACTTCACGGTTCAGGGTTATGCTGCTGCCCGCGGGTGGCTAAATTTATATATCATTTGTTGGTTGGATTTCTAAAACCTAGGTTTTTATAATGGTTCGCCTGCTTATTTAAGCTCTCGCGTTTGGCGTCGATGACATAGCTGTCTTTTTGACGCTCACGCCGGATACAGGCGTTGATTTTATCTAGTTCGGCACGCCATTCGGCGTACTTCTCGCAATGAGCGTGACAGCCGACGCGGCGCTGCGTGCAGCCCTTGCATTCAGATTTATTCATTGCCGTTGCCTCTTTTAGCGCGCCATTCAGCAAAGGTCATGCCGCCTACAGCCTGCGACACAAGAGCGATAGAGTCGATATGCTCCATGCCTTTGCTCTGGCGCACAAGCTTAATCTCGCTGCGCCGTGCAAGCTCAGAGCTGTCATTGGCTCCGTTAGACGGCGGCAGCAGGCCTGTCTTGCTCTTGCCGAGCACGTACTCGTTGTGGCTGCGCTCTTTAGTACGCCTGCATACGTCCTCGTACATTCTGCGGACCTGAGCGCGTACAGTAGGCATGTCCTCTGCCAGCGTCAGCTGCAGGTCATGCCATCCAAAACTCGCAACAGCCTGCGCTATTTCAGGACGGCTGAAGACTGGATATTGTCCCCAAGGCGTGCGCTGCATCGCCTTCTCAATCTCCGCCCAGGCTTCTGCCCATTCACGGACGCGACTCGCATCGTCTGCCGTTCCCAGCAGGCTTCTGCTGGCTTCGACAATCTCCGCGATGCTGGGGAGAAACTTGCTTTCCAGCATGAGCTTCTTGCAGGCGCCGCCGAGGACGTTGTCAGGTATATCCTTCAGTACGGTGATGTACGCTGCAAGCCTTTGAGCGTCGTTCGCCTGCCCATAGGCCCCGAACATCGTCCCCAAGATTTTTGCTCTGCTTTTTTGGTCATTCATCTTCACTCACCCCCAAAAGCTTTAACGCTGCTTCGACGGTGCCCGCTACATCGTTCTTGGGCTTGCCCTGAGCACGCATCTTTTTAGGTTTATCTTTGTTAGTGACATAATTCCTGGCGCACGTTTCAACATAATTGAGTTTACGCACGCCATTCCTGCCAGCAGTTTTAAAGCCATATTTGACAGCTTCAAGGCCCCAATCATCAACCATAGCACAAACCTCATCAACGATGTTAGCAGTCAACGGAGTTTGGATATGCTTTTCATAAGCGCTGACAGCATCGCTGTATGTTGCTTGGTCGTACTTGGTTCCGGGATAGCGGTTTGCTTCCTCGTTAACCTGTTCGGCGCTATTGGTTTGCTTATTACCACTACTACCTAGGTTGATTGAATAGGTGGATAGAATAGGTATTGTCGGTTCATTTTGAACCACCCTCGGTTCATTTTGAACCACCCTCGGTTCATTTTGAACCACCCTCGGTTCATTTTGAACCACCTCTAATTCTTGAAGGCCTTTTTCGGTCAGAGAATACCACGCCGTTTTATCCCAAGATAATTTATTGAAATTGCCTTTGGTAATCAGTTTTTCATCAGTCAAATGTTGGATAGCTCTAAGAAGCTTTGTCCTGTTTATATACGGAAACCGTCTTGCCAGCTCTCTTGTGCTGGCATAAGTCCAATATCTACCGTCGTGGAATTTATCTTGATCCTGTCTTTTTTCAGCTGACTCTATATAATACCTGAAATAGCCAAGGAGCAGAGCTTCAGCTATTCCGTATTTTGTTGCCAGCTCCACTCCAAAGCTATGACATTCCATGATGTTCTACCTATTCCACTTCGTTCTTCTGGCAGCTCTTAAGCTGGCCAAAAGGGCGACATATTTTATTAACTGCCTGCGTCTTAAGGAGCGCATACAATCACCGGCTTTCCCGTGGCACGCTGAACCGCTTCCTTAAACACCTTCGGGTCACCATTCTCACGACTTCCATGCAGCAGGAAGATTTGGCGACAATAGCTCATTGCTTTGGCGTTGTGCTTAAAAAAGTCTAAGCACGCATCAAGGCTCATATGGCTGTCCAGCAGACGATGAGCCTGCTTAAAGCTGATAGCTCCGGCGGCAACACGCTCGTCTACACGCTGAGGAAGATAGTTGCACTCAATCATAACCTGGCTCAATACATTAAAATGCCAGGGTACGGCATACGTATCCGTCGCAAAGAGCAGCATGTCGTCCTTGTCGCTAATCAAGAAGCCTACAGGCTCTTGAGCGTCGTGGAAGGTGCGGAACGGCTTAATCGTCCAGTAACGAGAGCCGATCGAGCGTGCTCTGTAGCAGCCCTGCTCGTCAGACAGCAAGATGCTTGCGCCCTTAGCATTATCGCGCAAAGCCGCAGCTGTACCGGCAGTCATATAAACGTCGACGCCGGTCTTGATAAGCTGCGCAACGCTGGCGCTATGGTCGCCGTGCTCATGGCTGATAAGGCAGCCATCCAGCCTGCCCAGCTGGTATTTTACGGCCGCCTTGATAGCCTTAAAAGGAAGGCCTGCCTCCAGCAGAAGCTCATGCGTGCCGCTGGTTAAGCGGTAGCAGTTGCCGTTGCTGGAGGAAGCAATAGCCTCAACCTCAATCATTACTTGCCCATGCAGGACCGCGTTTAGCCTGCGGCGCTTGCTGCATTACCGGAGCAGGCTCTTGGGCAGGCTGAACCTCTGCGGCGGTAGCAGGCATATCAATCGTCTGGGCACGTTCGGCAATGGCTGCAGCCTCGCTCTTGATAGCTGCCGCCTGAGCTACAAAGCCCTGTGCAGGCTTAAGCTCGTGCTCATCCGTCAGCTCCTCCGAAGTCTGCAGGCCCATGCTGATTTCCGGTGCCACGGTGCGAATCAGGAAGGTAGCGGCGCGGTACTGCAGCATCAGCTGCGGCATCGTTTGCCATTTGCTACCTTTTTTGCTCATCCAATTTTCCGCCTTGGCCATGCCAATAGTAACATCAATGCCCTGGACGCGCTCGCCGGTCGCGTATTCCGTCGCCCATGCACGGCAGCCGTAATCGTCCTGTCCAGGAGTTCCAAAAAACTCATATTTAATAGAGCTGAAGCGACCGCAGGTGTTGAAGCAGCTAATCAGGAATTTGCTGCTCCAGCTGGGATTGCCATAAACGATATACATATTCTGCATCACCATCAGCGGATCTGCATTAAGGCGCTGCGCCATGTTGAGCGCAATAAGAACGTTAGCCGGTTTGTTCTGGAAGGTTTCCGGAATGATGGTTGCGTCTGCCAATTGCTCCGAGAGCTTCATCAGCGCACCCAAACCACGCGCGTTGTTCATGTTTACCTCATAGTTAACTAATTGTTTTTCTTCTGCCATTGTCTTATTGTCCTCCTTTGTTTTTGCCACCATAAAGGTGATATATAAGCAGCCAGCTGACAGCTACAGCAGCCGCCAGCAGCCAAAAAACTTGCCATTCTTCACTCATGCTCTACTCTCAGCTCCTTGTCCTCGGGACTAACAAACAGGTTAATGACCTGTCCGTTCCACTCGCCGATATCGGTGATGCCCTCGCGGTTGTCGATAAAAACAGGGTTATGCAGGTTCAGCTTGTTGCTGATCGCACGGATAACTTCCATGCCTGCGTGACATTTCTCAGCGTTGGACAGCTGGCGATAAGGCACGCCGTCCATAGTCAGCTCGCAGGTCTCGCGAATACCATGATTAGAGATGTTCACATCAAAGAGCTTGACGCGGACATTTTCGAAGGTGCTGTTGACCTTTTCGCTCACAAGCGCCATTTTGCCCTGAATGTATTTATCTACCAGCGAGAGGCGATATTCAGTCTCGCCCTGCTTCAGGAGGACGTTCTTCTTTTCGCTCTCCAACTGCTCGATTGCTTCGAGATTTTCGGCATCCAGCTTGAGCTTCAGGATGGATTCCTTCGCGTGCTCAACGGGAATACGAGCCTTGGTAATTTCTGCATCCTTTTTCTGCAGCTGGATGTTGATGTCCAGGCGGCAAGTGTCAAGCTCTTTTTGGCGGAGTCTCAGGCTTTCGGCCAGTTCCCAGAATTTCTCATGGGTTTCCGGATGGATGTAGTCTTCCAACGGCGGCATCTCGCTCAGCGCCTTATTCATGGCATCGTTGTTGTCTCTGTGCAGGTTCGGTGCCTGCTCGATCTCGAAGGTGGACAGCTCGTTAACCTTCATGGCCAGCGCAGCTTTATCAGCTTTCAGCTGTGCCAGCTCCTTGCTGAGCTGCATGCCCTTCTGGTCAAGTTCTGCGAGCTCGTTCGCCTTGTCGTTATTAAAGCGTCCCAGCATCGGCTCCAGCATATCAGGCGTATAAGGACGGTGACAGCAGGGGCACTCGGTTTCTTCAAAAACTCTGTCATCCACAACCTGCCATTCGGTCGTCAAATCTTGCAGCATGTCCTGTTTAGCATTGATGCGGCGGTCCAGCTCCAGCAGTTGAGGGCGCATGGTGCGCAGCTGCTCTGCCTTGGCCTTGCAGTCATTGTCGATGTTGTTGGCCGCCAGCAGATACGGCTCTTTGACCTTGACCATCTTCTCGCGGCGAATACCACGGATAACGTCCATCTTTGCCTCAAGCTCACTAATTTTAGCTTCAATGGCAGCGCGATTGCTGCCGCTAATGATAGCTGCACGCTCAGCCATGAGCTTGTCGAGCGGCTCTTGGAATTGAGCTAAAACGATTTCCGCTTTTTTGCGCAGCGTCTCCGGATCATCCAGACCGCTGAGCAGCTTGCGGCGCTCGTCGATGCGGGCAGGCAGCTCCTGAGCCTGCTTTTTGTACATCTTCAGCTCTTTGGCCAGCTTCGCCTTTAGGTCGTCGCTGCCGAATTTTACGATGTCCTCAGCAATGTCCTCCAGCTCCGGGTTAGCGTCAATGACTTCCTCCGGTGCCACGTCGCCCAGCAGGTCGAGCAGTACCTTGCGCTGCTCTTGCCAAGGCAGCGAAGGGAAGGCGCCGGGATTGCTGGTCAGGCTGAACCAAGGCTCGACAAACCACTCGTCAATGAAAGCCGCATAATCCTTGGCTTTTTTCGGCACGCCATCAATGGCATATTCCGTGGTGTTGCCGGTGAGCTTGCGCTCATCGCTACCGCTGATTTTCGTCCATTTCTCTTTGTAGACCATCTCGAGCACAAACGGCCCCATGGCCATAGGGCTATTGTCGTCGTTGGCATCAAACTCTGCACGGACAACGGTATCAACGTCGTGCATCAGAGCGCCGTCAGCGCCGTAGGGGCGCATGCTGGTATCTGCCTTGCCGTTATGGTCCTTGCCCCACAGGAGGAAGCTCACAGCGTCCAGAACGGTGGTCTTGCCCACGCCGTTAGCACCGTAGATGTTGGTTGCGTGGTCTCCGAAAGTGATTTGCAATTTCTGATGGTTCTTAAAATTTTCCAGCCACAATTTTTTGATTTTCAATTTAGTTGCCTCCTTATGTTATAATTAGAGGTGGATGGTTTCACTTTCCACCTTTGTGCCTGTCAGCGCTGCTACGCTGGCAGGCACTTTTCTTTTTGCACTCATTGATTCACCCTTACCTGCAGAGGGACGACAATAACACTGCCCGGCACAAGCCAGCGTGCGTCCCTGTCCGCGATGCCGTTGGCATCTTGGATGTCGCAGATGATGCCTCTTAAATCATCCCAACGGTCTTGATGCCCGGCATAGGTACGAGCTATGCCATAGAGAGTGTCGCCATGCTTTACGGTATACGCCACGTGCTCCGTTTGGTAAGCAGGGCACACATAGTTATACGCTTTGCCAGCCAGAGCCACAGCACGGTCACCGGTCGCAACGACCAGAACCACCAGCGCCACGGCCAGCAGAGCAAAAACCTTAAATGCTTTCATAATGCTCCCCTCCTTCCAAAGGTTCTACAAAAATACCGATGTCGATTTTAGCGTTCTTGAGTTCTTCTTCCAGTTGTTCCGGCGTAATACCGTAGGTTTCAGCCAAGTATTTCATGATAGGATCTTCACGCATAATTTTTCACCTCACGCTCCGCAAAACTTGTTGATAAAATACTCCTGGCCTTTACCGGTTACTTTCGTAGTTTTGGACACGCTTACATGTCCGTCAGCATGGGTAATTGCAGTTTCCTTAATCTTGAATAAGCCCAATTCCATTGCTCTTTGCGTCGGGCTGTTGTAGTCCGCACCCTGCCGCTTGATCAAGTAACCGTTTTCGCGCATCCAGATAAACAAGCGCTTCTGACCAATCGGATGGCCGTTCTGCTTAAGAATCTTTGCAAGGTCGCCAATCAGAATCGTGCTGTCCGACGCGCTCACCGCATCTGCAAAGAGCACCTTCGGCTTCGCCGCTGCCACATCGCTTTCCAGCTCCTTAATGCGCTCGCTGCCGGATAGTGCTTTGCGCTACCAGCACAGCCTTCGCCATAATCTCTGCGTCCGTCATGTTCTCACTGCCTGCGATGTAACCGCCGGTTTTGCGGATTGCCGGCAAAACTTCGCTAGTTACCCAGTGCTTGAACTCCTTCGCTTTGGGCATCTTGCTGGAGAGGATGAGAGAGTAAAGACCGCTTTCGTTGATGATGGTCATATTACGGTTTTGACCTGAGGTCGCGATTTGCGCCCCCAGCTTATCCTCATCATCAACATGTTTTGCAATCGCATCTTTAGTATTACTGTATCCGAGGATTTCGGCTACATCTTTTCCAACAAACCACGGTGCATCATTCTGCTGAATGGTGCGAATCTGACCGAAATTAGGACTGTTAAAAATTTGTAAATTATTCATGTTGCGCCCCCTTTGTTGTCACGATATGTGTCACAATTAGGCATAAAAAAGCCGTTCTACACTTGTAGAATAATAATGTGCCAGCTTAACCTTGATTTCATCTCTAGGAATCCTGTTCCCAGTTTCATACATAGTTAATGCTGAAACGCTAATTCCAATGGCTTCAGTCACTTCTTTTTGCGTTTTCTTTGCAGAAATACGCAATTTCAGAAGACGTTCTCCAATAGTTTTAGCATCGTTCATTTTATCACCTCCAGTTTTGTCACGTTTTGTGACTAAGCTTATAATACCACTTCACCTTGTCTATGTCAACACGCTTCGTGACATTTTTTCAGTTTTTCTCTTGCTATTATTCACGTTCCGTGATATTATTTAAGCAGTTAATAGAAAGGAGTGTTATCATGCCATTTAACACCATGCTTAAAACACTTAGATTAAAAAAAGGATTAACACAAGGTGAATTAGCAAAATTAACAGGCCTTACGCGAAGCGCAATAGGCATGTATGAATCTGGTAACAGAGAACCAAAATATGAAGTTTTAGAATTGCTAGCTGATTTCTTTAACGTTGACATGAATACGCTTTTAGATAAAAACGAGAACGAGCAAATTCCAGTTCTTGACGATCTTGATATTAGAATGCTGGCTCGTAAGTCTCTTATTAAAGACCCTCAAAAAGCAAAGAAACTAAGGCAGATGGTCGAAATCATATTAGCAGATGATGAGGATGACGATTAAGTGAGTAACCAAATACCTTCAAAGCCTCGCTTTCATTATGCTGAAGAAAAAGCAAGGCAAGTTTTATTGTATTGTAATGTAAGTACTATGCCCATTGACGTACGTTCGTTAATCAACTCTAGCAATAAATGTACGATAAAACGATATTCAAAATTAATGGAACGCTATAGCTTTTCCAAACAAGATTTAGTAGATAATTTTGGCAATGATGGAGCAATACTGTACGATACTCAAAATACTAAACCTTATACTATCATTTACAATGACATAGATAAGCCCGACACTCGTATAAATTGGACACTGGCACACGAACTAGGACATTTCGTTCTAAAGCATCATATAGACTTTGATGAAACTAAGCTTATACGTGGCGGTTTAACTGATTATGAATATAAAGTTTTAGATGCTGAAGCAGATGCATTTGCAGCAGAATTGCTTTCTCCGCTAATGGTAATGATTGCTGCTAATTGGGATACTAAAGATGCTCTTATACAGCATACTGGGCTCTCTAATATGGCTGCGCGTAATAGAAGTCGCGCTATACGCAGAGTAAAAATTTTCAAAGAATGCTATTTTAAATATGAGCGAGAGTTATATTATACCTTTTATAATCATATTTATAAAAAGTTTTGCCCTGAATGCAAGACATCTTTTGTAGACAGAGATGCCAAATACTGCCCTATCTGTGGGGCGCATAACTTAATTTGGAAGAACACGGAGGAAAACATTATGAAATATTCTGGTATTTTAGTTGACGAAAATAGCAAAGCCTATACTTGTCCCCAATGTGAGAACGAAGAAATATTTACCAATGGAGATCATTGTATGATTTGTGGCTTTAATCTTATCAATAAATGTATAGGAGACGCACAATATGACGATTTTGGAAGTTTAAACGGTTTTGTTGGTGGCTGTGGAGAGTTATTACCTGGCAATGCACGTTATTGTCCATATTGCGGTGGACACAGTTCGTTTTTTGCAAACGGAGTATTAACTAGATGGGAATACGAAAAACAACATAACGCTCCAACTGATGAAGTAATTTCTTTTTAA